GGAAAAGCTGAAAGCCTGTAAAAAGCATTATTATATAATATTGATGGTTATTTATTGCAATATGTACCTATTTATATTATAATGATGATAGAAAAGAGGACATAAAAAAATGATTAAAGCATTACAGGCTAGAATTGAAAGCATTAAAGGCGTGAAATGTTTCGGCGATTGGGTGCGCATTGATGGCGTTTTATATCCGCTGCCGCTTGTGGACGGTAACGATAAAATCGGGGATGTGTGGCACGCCTCAACGCTGCCAACTGATGAGATCGTAACAGCTGATTATAACGGCGGTGTTATTTCTGAAAAAGGTACATGCCCGATCACATGTAAGGATGAGGGCGGGTGTGTTACCTGTTACGGAACAAAAGGAAATTATAACTATGAAAGTACAAAATTTTATCTCATCATGCGTACTAGATTTTTAAGGCAGCATAGAGATATTTATTTTAAGGTAGCACGCTTTCAAATAGAGGCACAGAAAATAAACATGATCAGATTACATGCTACCGGCGATTTTATCCCCGGTGAGGCTGCCGGCTGGTATGAGATATTTAAAGACTATCCGCAATTAATCGGGTGGACATACACAAAGTGTGCTATTAAAGGCGATATAGAAAAGTTAAACAGTTTAAGCAATTTCAATATTGTACCGTCATGCGTTCCTGGTTTCGGTTTCAATTACGGTCATATTTCATATGTTTTGAAAGTTTGGGCAGCTTTAAAGCGTGCCGGGAAAAAAGTTTATATATGCCGGTGTGGTATCGATAAAAAGCAGCATTGCGATAATTGCACCGCCTGCAGCGTTAACGATTACGTTTTATTTATTGAACATAGTACAGCTTATAAGGCGGCAAAAGATCGTTTATATAATTTTATTAAAATGGTTATTAATGCACAGCCGCAGCAATTAAGGCAGTTATAAAAAGGTGGATAATATGCAGTTGAAAAAATATAAAAGATCGTTATTATATAGCGATCTTTTTTTATGCCTGTATGGGCTTGTATTGCGGTGTAGTGGTGTACTATCTTAAATATAAAATGCTGTTAGAATTAATTTAAACGCCATCAGAAAAGAAAATAAATAATTAATAGCTGCGGATCTCAACTATAATAAATTAATCGCATGCCATCAGAGCGCCATCACGGCGGCACGCTGCCACCAGGGAAAACAGCCGGCAATATAGCGCCGGTGTTTTTTTGTTTTGTGTCATCAGAAACCAGGGAAATTATAACCACATGAAAATAAATACAGGCATAAAAACACGCCACCTAATAATGAACAAGTACCCGCGAAAAATGAACAGGTGGACATGAAAATAATTCAAGGGTACCCGCCCGGGTCCTCGGGTGCCCGATTTTCGGCTCCGATGGCGCGCTTGGGGACTCTTTATACATACGGGGAAAACTAGTAAAAAAGACCCCTTTTGGGAAATTAGCAACCCAAATCATCTTTCATCTGCCAAAAAACCCTGTTTTGCGTGTTTAATTGGAGAAAAAATCACCAAATGATCCAACAATCTTCAACCTGTAATGCATTACATAAAATATCTTATATAGTGATAGTGTGAAGAATTGTAGAAATGTCCTCCTATGATGCTTTACGTTACCCAATGGCAGAATATAGCGGTGTCCTTTCCCTGCACCGCTTTTATTTTGCCGCAAGGTAGGAAAGGGAAAAATATGGAATATATCAGCAAGAAAGACTTGGTCGATGTACTGGAGAAGTTCAAAAAGGCTAGAGAAGCCAAAAAGAACTGTTCCAAACAGAGTGCGACAGAGTACGCAATGTTCGACTATGTCTTAAAAATCATTAATACGTTAAAAACAGTTGAAAAAGATTGAATCCTATAAAGAGCCGAAATGGGTTTCCTTACGCAAAAGAGTTCTCGCAAGAGATCACTACATGGATCAATACCTAAAGAGGTATGGGAAATTCCAAACAGCTACTATGGTTCACCATATTTTCCCAGTCGAGTTTTTTCCCGAATATCAGTATTGTGAGTGGAATCTTATTTCTCTATCAAGGTCCTCTCACAACATGATGCATGACAGAGATACGGATGAGTTAACGGATATAGGCAAGGAGTTATTGTTACGCACCGCAATAAAAAATAATATCGATATTCCAACCTGGATGTTCCGTGAGAAAGAGAAAGGAACAAAGTACTTACAGAGATACTGATGAAAAAGAAAGATTGGAAGAAAAAGATCGAAGATTCATGCAAAGGTGCGAATGTCTATAAAGAGTATTTCGATGGTGCTATAGACACTCTCGCTCAAATATTGGAAACGAGAGATCAGATACACCAACAGTATATAGACGAGGGTGCGAATCCCACTATTATCGTTACTACGGACAGAAGTGGGAAAGAGAACATCCACAAAAATCCATTGATCTCAATGGAAACGGAACTCAATTCACAGGCTCTTAAATATTGGAGCGAATTGGGTCTTACAGCAGCCGGATTCAAGAAACTTAACATTAAGGATGATGACGGCGGTAGTTTAGAAGAACTCCTTTCAAAGATAGCCAATGGCTAAATCTTTCAAAAAGGTAGCTTTGAAGTTTGCTGATGATGTAATTAGCGGAAAGAAAATCGCCGGCAAGGAAATAATCCTTGCCTGTGAGAGGTTCAAAAAGGATCTGCAAAGAGATGACTTGGAGTTAAGAACTACCGATCCCGACTTTGCTATCAACATCATGCAGAACATATTAGTCCATCAGCAAGGCGAAGACCTCGATGGCAAACCGCTCCAAGGCAAACCGTTTATATTAGAACCTTGGCAGGTATTTATCGTTTATAACCTATTGGGTTTCTACTACAAGGGAACGGATATCAAACGGTATAAAGAGGGGTTTATTGAAGTCGCAAGAAAAAATGGGAAAACATCTCTTATTGCCGCATTAAGCTTTGCGATAAGTGTGCTGATGCGACACAGCGGATCTAAAACCTACATAGTGGCGAGTGCATTAAGGCAGACATTGGAAGCATTCCATTTTCTCACTTTCTCACTCCACTACAGGGGTTTGGATAAAAAAATGACGATAAAGGACAATTCCTTTGAGCATTCCATCAAATACATGTTTGGAAACAATGACGGCTCAATGGAAATTATCGCCATGCCAACCAATCCCGATGCCCAGGATTCCTTTAACTGTAACTTCGTCATTGCGGATGAGGTAGCGAGTTACAAGAAACCGGCACAGTATAACCGATTCAAAGAAGCCACGGCAGCTTACGCCAATTCCTTATGTCTGTCTATCACGACAGCAGGGGATAACATCAATGGCTTCGGTTACGCCCATCAAGAATATTGCCTTAAAGTGATTCAAGGATTGGTACAGGATGATCAGATGTTCGTGTTTATCGCACGAGCCGATCAAGATGATAAAGGACAGGTAGATTACACAAATCCTGTCCAGCATCAAAAAGCCAATCTTAACTACGGAGTCACGATAAGACCCGATGAGATCCTACAAGCTTCTTTACAGGCACAGAACGATCCATTAAAGAGGAAAGATTTCCTCTCAAGAAGACTCAATATCTACACGGCTAGTATGAAGTCATGGTTCGACATTGAGATGTTCCGTCAAAGTGACAGGAAGTATAACTGGACTTTAGAGGAACTGTCAAAAATGGATATTGCTTGGTACGGGGGTGCGGATCTATCAAGAAGCTATGATTTAACAGCGGCTTGTTTATTCGGGAATTACCAGGGAGTGGATATTATCATTGCTCACGGGTTTTTCCCTGTCACTCAAGCAGCTGTAAAGAGCGAAGAAGACCACATTCCTTTATGGGGATGGATGGACGATGGTTGGCTCACTATGTGCAATTCCCAAACTGTCAACATGGCTGATGTAGTCAATTGGTTCGTCAGTATGCGACAGATGGGGTTCAAGATCAAGGAAGTCGGTCACGATAGGAAGTTCGCCGGTGAGGAATACTTCCCACAGATGAGAAGAGCCGGTTTCCGTGTTATAGATCAGCCACAGTACTTCTATTTGAAGTCACAGGGGTTCAGACATATTGAGAAGTCCGCAATGGACGGCAATCTTTATTATCTGCATTCGGAAGCGTATGAGTATTGTGTTTCCAATGTTCACGCAGTAGAGAAAACGGATGATGCGGTTCAGTATGAAAAGATAAATCCTACACAGAGAATCGATTTATTCGATGCGAGTGTGTTCGCTTGTATCAGATATGCGGAAGCCGAATCCAAAGCCAAAGTTATCAAGGATTGGTTTAATTGAGGTAAAAGATGGCAAAGAGAAAGAAAAAAGAAATCGAGAAGAGATCCGTTGGCTACGTTTTGGGAACGGACTTCGACAATTTATGTTCCACGGGTGATTATGTTTCATTGGACAGATGCCCCGAAATCATGACCGCCTGTAAGAAGATTGCGGAACTCATCGGCTCTATGACCATCCATTTAATGGAGAACACGAAAAGCGGAGATATCCGCATCATTAACGAGTTATCGAGAAAAATAGACATAGATCCTGTTTCCACGATGACACGTTCCCATTGGATGCAGTCGATAGTGATGAATATGCTTTTATACGGAAAGGGGAATGCGATTGTCGTTCCTCATACCTATAAAGGCATTATTCAGTCACTTGAGCCGATTAGTGCCTATAGAGTTGATTTCTTGCCGAAGAACGGGTCTTACCGTTACTACAATGTTTTTATTGACGGATTACAGAGGAATCCCGAAGACTTATTGCATTTCACATATAACCCCGATGAGGTGTATCTGTGGAAAGGCAAAGGGATTACAGCCGTAATCAAAGAGATCGCAAACAATTTAAAACAGGCAAGAGCAACAGAAAAAGCGTTCATGGATTCCAAGTGGAAACCGGCACTTATTGTCAAGGTTGACGGTATGGTCGATGAATTCTCCACTAAAGAGGGAAGACAGAAAATACTTGATAGTTATGTGAAATCGAGTGAAATGGGTGAGCCTTGGTTAGTACCTGGGGAACAGTTCCAGGTCGAACAGGTCAAACCATTAAACTTAAATGATTTGGCTATCAATTCTACTGTCGAATTGGATAAAAGAACGGTGGCTGCCTTGTTGGGCGTTCCGGCATTTGTTTTGGGTGTCGGTGCGTACAACCAGGTCGAGTGGAACAACTTTATCTCCACTACGA